TATAGGTACTATAAAAAAACAAATTACAATGAATAAAGAGTCTGAGTTAAGGTGGGCAGATTTGACTTCGAGTGATGAAGAAGAAGACTTCATCAAAAAGGTAGCTGTTGTCATTAGGTCTGACTCTCCACTCAGGATTCTGTATGATTATTTGCTAACTTTTGATAAATATGAGTTTACTTGCTCTCAACTCCTTGAGTGTTTTGAGAGTGCTTTAAGCTGTTATCATTGGCATTGCATTAGGGGTGAGGTGCCAGATCCTCAATTGCCTAGCCTGTTATTCAAAGTCAGGCATGAAGTGTTTGGTTATATAGTGATGGATAGCATGGGCTTAGATCCTGTTTTTGGGACAGACATTGAGTTTACTGAAATTGAAAGTCATAGAACTCCTGACATGATACTAAAATCAGGGGACAACATTGCTATCATTGATTTCATTGTTAGCGGCACCGTGTCACGAGCATTGTACCAAAAGACTGACAGAGATGGTCGCATGAAGTATAGTATAGAAAAGGACATGTATAGTGTAATCGGCAAGTCATGTGAGGTAGAAGTGATGGCATTAGCGATAAACGAGGGAAATATTGCAGATATCGGGTTTCAATCCAAAAAATACTCAGAAAAATATGGCTACCATTATACTGACAGGACTGACCATTTAGTTCAACTGTTGGACTTGTGCCGACTTTATAAAGAGACCCTCTCCAAGAATGCTAGTTTTGGTATCTCAGAATTGTCTCAATTGGGGTGCATGCTGGAAGATGAGGAAAAAGAAGATGAGTTACATACAGTAATGCCATTGCCAGTCATGAGTGTACCATCTTCAATAGTCAAGCTGCTGCGAAACTCTTGGGTGATGTTAAGAAACTTTCTAAGTAAAAGATACTCACTTACTGAGAGGTTTAGATTGGTTGCAATTGACACCAGACTGACATTCAGCAGGAACGACACTGGACTGTCAGTTAAAACCTTATTAGAATATAGCTTTGAACAAACTCTGTCGATCATTGAAGAAAAGGGTAGGTACTGTTGGTTGAACGGCGGTGATTATGCATTTATAGGGTGTAATGTCCTGCATAACATTAATGTGGGACCTAGGCGTTACAACTGCCGTTACTTAAATGAGTCAGACATAGAGCCTACTTTTGATGAATATTATCACAAGTGGGACAAACCCCATCTGCACTACACGTTTGGATTTGATGAGGATTATGTAGACAAGCTGCTGAATCTGGACATTAGTAACATAAGTGAGTCAGCATCGAAATCATTGTTATCAAACAGTGTGGTAGATGAAAAGATGATAACCCGTGCCATTGGAGCCTACAACATAGAATGGTCCAATGTGAATGAGATTCTATGCACTGGAGAATCTAGGCCTAGTTTCCAAGTACCGCTAGTGACAGGTGAGCTGTTTGCAGGTGATTGGAGAGATAAATATAATCTTTGCATAGAGTTGGCAGAGGCTCTGAGATTTAGGGGTGAGTCTTATAGTGCCCAAGCAATTACACTGTATTATGAAGGAGAAAAACTGGTCTCCTCACCATATTGCAATGAAGAAACATACCTACTGATGAAAACAATGAATCGCTCTATTTCTGATTATGCAGTGGCATGTAAAGGAAAGTTTGGGAGGTACATGTCATTCAAACAGTCAGGAGTTGAGTTTGGCAATGAGAAAGAGAAAGTCAGGAAAAACACAAGGGCCTATAGAGAGTCTCTGAAAAAAAGTGACAGTGTGGCTAAACAAGACACTGTTGTCATTTCTTCCAAATCACTAGTAGGCGGGGCATTTAAACTTGAAATGAGACATTTTGGCAAGCACTTGGGCCCAAGAAGAGGTTTAGGTGATAATGTCACTGAGGAAGAACTGACAGTGCTAGACTCCAGTGTGCTCAACATGCTAGACTACATGGTGTCACCTTGCCTCTCTGAGAGTGTGGATGATCTCTATGACAACCCCAGTGACAAGTGCCCGGAGGGGGTTAAGTCAATGAAGGAGGCTTATCTTAGTCATTATAAAGAACCACTAAGAGAATTTAAGAGGACACCCTTAGCACATGCTATGTCATTTGTATCAAGATTTTGTTATACTTTGTATAAGTTGTCTACTAGACCTGACAACAATGATCATGTCATGTTCAGCAACATGGGCTATCAAAATGCCCTGTTGTGGGTCAGGGGTGGTAGGAAGTCAACTACAGGGAGTTATAGCAGACTATACAGGCTATGTTACCCCTTAAGGTCCTGTGATGTAAAGCTGGCAGGTATGAGCGATAGAGTGTATAAGATATCTGGTGAACTGTCTTATGTAGTGACCAAGTGGTCACGATTGCATTTGAGTATAATCACAAACGGGATGTCAAGATATCAGTCTTCAGCTCTTGCATGGGCTGTTCTTAGAACAAGGTGTCCAAGGGATGATCCACGTGATCTAATGTTGCCTCAGATTCTTTACTGTCATGCTAGGAGATCGTCAGAGGCTATGCTACATGACATGAGGTATATTATGTTTAATACCATGGCATCTTACAGTGACATCCCAAGCATACTGTCAAAATTCCCTTTCTTCAATTACTCATACTTTGATACCTGGCTGAAATACAGAATCAGCACACAGTATTCTAAGTTTAGCAAAGGGATGTTTTATTTGCGTGACAATCCGGGCGGGAATATGGAAAGCTCAATTAGAACAGCCAGAATACCGTCCATATGGACTGGTTCAATGACACAATCTCCGGATGCATTTGCTAACATGTTGTATAGTAACTACGGGATGACTAAGTCTCCTGTTGATCCTACACAGGAGCAAGTAAGAGTACTATGTAATGTCTTAGATGATAAGATCAAATTTGACACTCTACATCCTGATGGCCATAATGAGGATTGTGAAAGCATTAAAGTAGACATGACTGAGCCAAATATAGCAATATTGGAGTCTGACTACTGTTATGACCCAAAATTTAGTGAGTACCTAGGCCTTGTGACTGGCAGTTATATACAGTCAGCTTCAAAATATAGCTTAACTCAGTGTTGGGACAAAATAATGAAGACAGATGTTAGTGTCATAGCAAAAGCTGCAGGCCTACGTGGTGAGACTAAACACACCATGTTCAACAAAAAGGGGTATGAAGTGTTATATAAAGGGGAAAAGTTCAGAACTGGTGATTATGTGCCCGGTGAAGACGATGAAGAAGAGATCACATTTCATGAGTACTTTAAAACATATGGCTGTGATGACATAGCAAGATTCCACATGACAGACAAAGAACAACACGGTGGTGCTAGGGAGATCTACAATATGTTTGTTGGGACCAAAGTCATGCAGTACTGTGTGGAGCAGTTTGCAAAAGATATTGCTCGAATACTGCCAAATGAGATCATCTCAATACCTTCCAATAAGAGACCAGGGCTTTTTCATAAACTATACTTTGAAGGTAGCTCTCAATCTGAGTCACATACCGGTAGTTTGGACTGTAGAAGATTTGCACCCTGGGCACTTTTACAAAAGTTCATAAAATACTTCAAGGGCCTGAGACCCTTCATCCCAGATCCAGCATATATGTTTTGCATGAAGTTCCTTAGGAAAATGTTGAAAAAAAGAATTGTTGTGAAAAAGCACCTATATGACACTTTAATGAAGCATCCTCAAAGGAAAATAAAATATGAATGTTTGTTCATGGAGTTCGGTAACAGTGCATATGAATTTGAGATGCCTGTGAGTTTCATGATGGGCATAATGAATTATACGGCATCTATCTATCATGCGGCAGTGCAAATACACATAAAAGCGTGGACTCTCTATAAGTACCCTAGCATTGATTGGCAGGGACTGGCTCACTCTGACGACAGCACTTATAAATTCCAGGTTTACCTAGACCAAGCATCAAAGGAGGTTAAGGACCTGGGTCCAATGGGTAGGGGCAAGAGAGTGCTGGACATGACCCAATTTGCCATGGCTAGTGGCAACTTGCTGCTATCAACAAAAAAATCAAACATTAGTGTCACAGGGCAATACATGGAGCTAATCTCGATAGTCTACTTATGCAAAGAGATGTTGCCACTCATTGTGAAATTTGTCCACACATTGGCATTCAAGCCCACTGATATGGGCTATTGCACAGATGTGGCAATGGCTGGTTCAAAGAGCAATGAAATTTTATTCAATGGTGGCACACTGTCAGAGGCCTATTTGGCTCAAAGGTTAATGTCTAGATTCATCAGGGCTTTTTACTCAAAGCCGGTCACAAAGGACTTGTATTACGGCTTTGGTGGTGACTATGACCCGACACCAATTGATCTCATGATGGCACAGTCAGACAGCGAGCTGATTAGGCACCTACTATACAATAAAGATTACATGGGCAAGGTGGCGACCATACTCATTGAAAAAGAGCTAATCAATCTAGAAGAGCTCAAAATTACCTTGCAGTGGGATATGGGGGCTAGGCTAAATCCCAGGTTAAGGGAAATTGCAGAAAATGCAAAGCTAAGAGGTGACATTTCTGAGAGTTTTTATCTGAAGAACTGCAAGCCAAACAGCATGAAGCATTTCAAGCTATGGATAGAGGCAAAGCTACGAGAGCCTAAGTTTTATTCAAGTATGGTATCAGAACCAGACTCTAGAAGAATCTCCAGAATATATGGTGCATTCAGACACAGGGTGTTAAAAACAAATGAGTCTTTGTCTGTTCAGATTAGTGAGCTAATGTCATGTCTGCAAAATGAAGATTATCTTGCTGGTATAAAAGCCACTGACCTGGGTCCCCTGTTGACAATGTACAAGAAGATAAACCCTGAGTATATGGACTGGGTAAGGGGCAATGAAAGTAGATTTGTGATAACCAAACAAAGTAGACACTGTACAGTTAAGCCATTGGTAGTTTCATTTCGTTATCCATTAGGAGCTCTATCAAAGAGAGTGAATAGTGATTTTGTGGTAGTTTGTAAACATGAACCGCAATATGCAAAGCTTTTTAGAATGAACAAAGACCCCATGACTGAGGTTAGGTACGTAGACAACAAGGTTAGAGAGTGTGGGCTGGAGCCTGATGATCTGACTGCCCAACAATATTCTAAAATCGCCAAGAGAATCTCAGGTGTTGACAAGAGGCTTTACTACTTTGTAGGGAGAACAGCAAGCAATTGCAGAGAAATCACAGACTATCCGAGCCTGATATCATTTATAAGCAGCAATAGCTTACACGGGTTTGAAATCAAGTTTTCAGAGGCCAGATTGTCCAATTTAATGACATTGGGAATAGGTGGTCTTCATGTCTCACCAAAAGCTAGGGAAAACATGGAAAGAGTTTGGACCAGAAGGCTGGTTAAAGACATACAGTCACTGGGATACGGGCTGACAGATGAATATTTTGAAGACAGATTGTTTGATGATACTGGTTTGGAGCCTGACATGTTACAGATGTTGCACATTGACATAGCAAAGATAGGCGAGGAATTAGATATGAGGGACCAGCCTTATTGGGGGATCTGGCTGAAACCACAGTATAAATCAGGCGGTATATGGGTAGGAGAGGGCAGCCTACTAATACATGTGAACGGCACTTACTTGCTCATGAAAGTGTTTGATCGGAGCATCATCTCCTTAGAATGTGATACAGCTAAAGAGTTCCACTTCACTCCAAAATCAAACCAATTCTTATCCATGTATATGAGAAACTACATGACAGAATTCAGCTTCCCAATGACGAGGATTCAGTCAGTTAGCATGGCTCTAGTTTCGGAAGGCAATAAGTGGTCTGTGTTGAAAAACAGTGATAAGGGCTATCCAATAAGCTACGGTATTTGTCAACCAGGCTGGATAAGCATGAGAGCCACAGTCACTAGCAAGTCACCTAGACTCAAAATTAAAGTTGGCACAGTGAAGTACCCGATTGAGACACTTCTTTCATGTAGAGGAGTGATAAAAGCTACGGTAGGGAACTATTTAAACATGAATTATATAAATAGTGAATACAAAAAGCCTGGTGGTACATTGAAGGTAAACAGAGCCCTGTGTTCATTATGCACAGAGATGAGGCTCAGGCCGGCATTGGAAATAAGAAAAATGCGTAGCACCTTATGTTTTAGCAAGCTTTACCAGATTATTTATCCAGGCATTAGGAGACCTAGAGGTTTCTTTGAGTTAGCAGCTAACTATAAAACTGTGAATAAAGACTTTGGGATGTTAAATGAACGTGAGATTAATCAGTTAGTTAAAGCCCCGGACTTTGCAGTGGACAGCGAGGCAATGTCTGCGATTTCAGGCATAAACATGTCCATGCTAAACAGTGTGCAAAGATCACAGTTGGCAGGAAGGATTGAAGCCTCATGGGGAGACAGAGATGAGCTGTTGAACATTGCTAGTGAATTTGGCCATAGCTCAGTGTTGTCTCTGGTTATTGCTAAAAGTGTGAAAGACCACAGGTTCAGGGACAACATTGACTGGGTCTGTGATGAGAGTGACAGGTTGACCAACAGTTGTCAACAGTTTGTGGAAGGGATTATTGAATTTTATACTAGAAACTTAATACCGGCAAGTATATCAGAGATCACATTTAGAAACAAAAAAGGCCTCCTAGCAGCATGCTCACTAATGCTGAATGCTGTCAACCCGACAGATAGTGATGATAGAGATGAGTATACTTGTATAGATTTAATGAGAGAAATTATGTTGCCGATACGAGACCTTCGTGGGTGTAGCTCTTTCAGGGGTCTCTCAGCCTGTATCAATTGGAACATGAGTGATGATCAAGTGACTATGTTGGGAATGAATGTGTTTTCATCACTGAGGCCTAAGCAGGTCAACATAAAAGACATTCAGAGGATTCTAAGGCTGAAGCTACCCCAACCAGCACTGTATGTGAATGCCAGGAGGAGAGCCAAGCAAGTCAAAAGTTTAGATGGCTATCCTTCAAGATGTACCTTCCCACCAGATGCTAGCCGATGGTTCTCAATGTGGGATTGGCCTTGCAATGGAGACTATCAGATTTCTGCCATGTATGATGAATTAGATCCAATCAGTGTCCATCAAGACCCGGAATACTTGGAGCATCTGCCGGGATATGCGGGAGGGGTTAGTTATTATGGGCTTGTGTCTTCTAGGAGGAAGCTTCTAAAATGCATATCAAGCACTCCTAGGGGCTCTTGTTATGTGGGGTTTCGACCCAAGATAGCATTGAGCCATAAGCTTTACTATGTTAGGGGAGTGTCACCGATAGCTTACTACATGACATGGAACTGTCCAAGGACCATAGTGATGCTGAATAGAGTAAAGCTGCGCTGCATAAGAAGCGTCAAAGGGAAACCAGGCTTGGATGTGGTGAAAGTAGGTAAACTTTACAAACACCGCAGTGAAACAAGATGTAACAGAATGCCGCTGATAATGGAGAAAAGTAAGTTCTTTGAGAAAACAAAAGTTAAGATAACTGAGGAGTTGAAGCCTGCAATTTCAGTAATTGATGACTTGACAGAAATGTGTGTTTATAAAGAAAAAGACAAGGATCTCAAAAGAAGCTATAAACGATATAAAGAGGGCAACAAGGTCTTGACAGATGAACAAAGAAATGAGTTAATTGTGAGTGCATTTGTCAAAGCCTTGGAGAGTAGCAAGTCAAAAGCAAAAGATGTGACTAAATGGTTCAGTGATCAAAAGGGCTTTATACCAAACTGTTATAGGATGATGAGTGGTCCTGATGCTGATAGTGACAAGTCAGCAGCTATATATGACCCTTTGCTGCTGTCTGAAATGGACAACTTTTCAACTAACTTGCTGAGTGAACTTAGTCAGAGAAAACTGTTTGTAAAGAAGAATCTGTGGGATTTGTGGGAAGTGGCATTAGGTAGTTTGACTGACCCAAATGCAACAGCACTAAGGTGTATTTTGAACCAATTTAGAAAACATTCAAGTGAGCCTAGAACAGATGTAGAGTCCAGCAATGAATTCATCGACAATGTGACCGACATGGTAGTAAGTTATGGCAAGGTAACCAGCTATGTGGCGCCAGAACCAATGGGTGGGATCGAGATACAGTATGACTATGAACAAATTAGGAATTTGAGCTCTTAGGCTTTTGCATGATTAATTAAT